TGGCGGTTTCTCTTTAACACACGACAACTTATACAGTCCTTTGGGACGAAACGCGCCTTCACCGAGGTGTCGGAACGTTGTCGTTGGGTAGTACTACCCGAGGATTATATGCGCAGAATCAGTGACCGGCTCCTCCTTCTCCTCCTTTCTATCAGCGTGGTACTAAATGCCACGTCGACGGTCAGTGTGGAAACGGTTAAAGAGCTTGGTGAGCTGTTGCGCGTATGGCCATGTCGTTAAAGTCGGATTAGGATTTGCTACTCTAATCCGCGCCATAGTTTCTTTAATTCATCCGTGTGAGGAAAATTCCTATGTCTAGAAAAGCCCGTACTCCAAAAAGCAAATCACCGTGGGTAAGAACCCGCGGCACTGGTTTAACTTCTGGAGGTTACGTGGTTGGACAGCAATGGAACTGGAATTCAAGCACCAATGCTTGGGTTCTATCCAACGCGAATTTTTCTAATCATAACACCTGGGACGAAGAAATATTCACCCAAGATGTTGTGACACCGGGCTACGCTGATCTACAAAAGCAAGGCGCTATTATCAATAACGCCTACCGGCACGCAGAGGTAAACGTAGAGAGTACACCTTGTACTCGCTATCAAATCTCTGATGCTGGTGTGAACATCACCATGTGGACTAACCAGTGTTTTACCTGGAACCCGGGTGCTGTCAATGCACCTGATTATACTACTCAGTATAGTCGGGCCCTCAACGCCGCGTCAGCGGTTGCATGGGGTGGTGTAGAAAAGCCTCAAGTCGATGGACTCGTGTCCATCGGTGAATTAGGGGAGAACCTACAGATGTTTTCTGACCTCTGTAAGGGTGGTCTGGCATTGCTCACAAAACTCGAGCAAATCAAAGCACGGGCGTCTAAGATGTCCGCGCGCGAACATGCCAGTGCGTTGAATAACGCATACCTGACCTTCACTTATGGTATCAAGCCGCTCCTTCGGGACATTGATAACATTAGTGCGGCTTGCCGTAGTGGCGAGTCTCCCTACCGGCGAACATCACGAGGATTCGGTAGCTTCAGTGCTACTTGGGACCAGACGGTCACTAGCTTCCTTGACCACACGGTAACTGCCCATTTCGCTCAGATGGTAGATGTGAGAGCATTCGTGCTCTATGACACAATACCACCTAAAACGACAATGGAACGGTTTAATCGTAAGTGGGGGATGCGAATGTCCGACATTCCGGTCGCAGCCTATCAGCTGTATCCTTATTCGTTCGTCGCTGACATGTATTCCAATCTTGGAAACATGTTACGTAGCTACGTAAACATTGTGGGTAACAATGGTGCATCTCCAACCCGGATACTAACATCGGGATACACGGTGCACGAGACCCTCACGGGCTACTGTGACGCGGCAAAAACCCGTCCTGCTAGCATGTGTAGTATTGGAGGACTTCACTCATCCTTCACTAGGCAAACGAAAACACGTACGCCAGGTCTACCCTACCCCAGCCTCAGTTGGAAACCTAATCTCTGGAATGACTTAGTCATCCAGGGTGTAGGTGGCCGTACTGGGCAGGCAGTGATAAACACGGCATCGTTGATCGCTCAGAGATTACTGACGCACAAGCCTTCTATGGCTACTCCGCCCACCGGCAATCCAGCCCGTGCGAGTTGATCAGTGAAATCTAGCAAGGATGACCCTTGGGTTGTTCAAATGATGTCGATAATCTCCTTAACACTAACGAGGTGAATGATATGCCGCTACAAAGCGCGTCATTAGTCGTAGGATCTGCATCCTACTCAGCCCCTACCGGTGGTACGACGAAAACTTTCGCCAACACTGGAAAGGTCATGAATAACGCTGTGGAGATTGCCTGCTTTGCAGACGCTCTAACCACACGCGACGTGATAAGTAGTACGGTGAAACCCCCTGTTTTACAGGCGGATGGATCCTACACTATGGCCCGGGCCTCGCATAAAGCGAGACTGCCACGGGCTGTCACGATTAACGGAGTCGCAACGATGAAAGTCGAGACCGTCGAAGTTATTTATTCATACTACCCCGACGCTGACACTGCTCGGCGCGCTAACCTCCGCAATTATGCGGCGGCTTTTGCGCTCGATACAGATGTCAGTAACGTTATGGACTCCATGTCCCTAGCGTAGCCGGGCTAGTCCCCACCAGTTATTCCACACGGAGAGCTGATATGCAGAACCATCAAACGATGTTCTTTACAGAGATATGCCCCTCGGACCCATCAGAAGATGGGGTTGCCAAGGAGCTTCTCGCCCGTATTATACGAGGATTCTCGTGCGATGCGGTGATCTATGACCAGTCCGGCGAATGTGCGCGGGTGTTGGCTTCGGCCGACCCCGTGCAGCTTTGTCGTGAGCTGCCTCGATTGGATCTCCACGGAGTATATGATCCAACAACGCTGTTTATTCAGCGACAGCTCCGCGGTTTCGTCAAGAGATTCCTTTTCTCCAAGTCACAGGGCGTGGCGCAGGAAACTGCAGCGCGCACTGCTTTCTTGGAGAACCAAACGCGCCTTCATAGGCACGTTTCCGATATTATTCCATTCGCAGAAATGCGGCATCAGACGTTGCTTAATAGCGCGTCTCTGTTATTATGGAAATCGGGGGCTGATAATATCAGCTCTGGAGATCTTCTTGACGATATGCGGAATGGCCCCGGGTCGTCTATCGGCGTTTCTGGTAGTGACGTAAGTATCTACCGCAAGCTCGTCGAAGAGACAATTACGGGTTCGGGTGGTGCGATTGCCTTGGCGGCTTGTCTCCTAGTAGATGAGCTGTGGATGGAAATTATCCCAAGACACGCGCCCCTCAGAGTAGATCACTCTGAAGTGCTTTTCGTTCTCAAGGATAACGACGAAAAAAGGACGATTGCTAGGGAGCAAGTATTAAACATGCTCTTTCAGCAAGCTATTGGGGCACATTTGACTCGATGCCTTCGGGCACTGGGAATTCACCTCAATAGCGGTCAAGATTATCACAGAGCTCTCGCAAGAGATGCATCTATGGGTATCTTGTCCCTTGCTACAGCAGACCTGAAAAAGGCCTCTGATAGCGTCCTGGAATGGCTCGTTCGGCGATGCTTCGAGCATTGCCCGACTCTGCTACGTCTAATGGATATGACACGTAACAAAATTGCTCTAGTTGACGGCGAACCAGTAAATCTGGCTTGCTACTCAACCATGGGTAACGCGTTCACGTTTCCGCTCCAAACCTTGATCTTCTATGCCTTAGTTCGTACCGTGTGCCGGAGTGGCACCGTTACGGTCTATGGGGACGATATCATCTACCCGGTAGAATACCGGGACGAGGTGTTTTGCGTCCTCTCTGACTTAGGCTTTCTTGTTAACCAAGACAAGAGCTTTAGTACAGGTGGCTTTAGAGAGTCCTGCGGTGGTGATTACTACCTTGGGACGAGCGTACGTCCGTTCAATCCTGAACGGCCGGACTTCTCAACAGCAAATTCAGTGCGTGCGTGGGTACACACGACCTATAACGTGCTGAAGCGTAAAGTTGAGGAAAATGGATCTCCTATAGTTCTAGACCGGTTTAATGATTCTCTGCGAGAAATCGTAGAGGCGTTAGATTGTCTCCCTGGTAGCAAGCCGAGTGGTATTATCCCTCGGTTCCTTCCGGATGACTACGGTTTTCACGCGTCGGACCCTGTAGAGGGCGTCGCGCTAGGACATAAATTGGGTATCCCTCCTCATGCCCTTCCCCGGTATTCAGAAAAGAAAAATGAACCTGGAGAAGCTTACACAGCAATTAGAGTGCTATTTCAGACTCCATTGTTGCGTGAGATCGAGAATGATGGTTGTTATTACCTCTTTAACGACCGTCGGAAGTCGGGAGTAGAAGCCAGGGTGGCTTCTGTTTTTGACCCTCCAATTCCGATGACAAGTGTTATTTACGCCCCTCCCTACCCCCGCAAGGGTGTGCCTGGGAGAATCCTAGTACCACGTAGGTGGGTAGGAATGAGAAGGAGCACCATAGTCTACATCCGGGAATGGATGTGGGCTTTAAGCATCGATGACAAAAACGACCTCTTGGAAACCCTGCTACGCTGGCAGTACGCAAGCGTAGAGGGGTTAGTTAGCGTACAAAACGACTAACTGGGTAGTTTTTCATGGATGGTAGTGATGTGCAGAG